CTAAATTCTTTCTGTGGTTACTTGAAGTTACGGATGCAGTTGTGCTTTGACTAGGATGACCTGGCCATCCGTAAGAATTAAATGAATATGAAGTTGAGCTTCCAATATTAACTAGCGGGTTAGCTATACTATTATATACAGATGGACCGTCGTATCTAACATAAATTTTACTATTATTCGATGCAGCTATTCCTGTATAAGGTACATATTGTGTGTAAACAGTTGCAATGGATTGGTTTGTACCACCATAATAAGATACGATAACTCTATTATTATTTCTATCATCGGCAAAAGAAATCTGGGCAAAACATTCAGCTTGTACATAACTACCACTACTTACTGATCGTACATGTGTTGTGTCCCAAGAAGACAAGCTTGGCCATGGTCCGAAAGAAACATGTTCTGCATTTCTAAATTCACCAATAGAAATGGTAGAATTATTAGCTGTATTAATACCATCTGATCCTGCATATGTTGCATCTGGGGCTCCAATATCTCTAACATCTGCATCATTTAGACTTACCTGTGAGCTGGATGATCCACCCACTTTTACGTGGATTTCATTCATATCGATATTAGATATATCTAGTCTTGCCATTACTTAACTATATTCGAGATTAGCTCTTCGAATTCCTCTACTTTTTCTACCCTATTTGGCCAAAGTATATATTCCTTCTCTGGGTTCATCTTCAAATTGCTAAGCAATGGTAATATAGCATTATATAATTTGTTTAATTTTTCTTCTGTTTCTTCTACTTTAGATGAAGTGGTTTGTAATTTAGTAGTTGTTTTTTGTACTGCTTCTAACTCAGACTCATCTACCGCAGTAAAACCAAAATCGAATTTTTCTATATCTATCATGTTCCTAAGGTATCCTCTATATGGTTATATTTATACTTTCTAGGTATTTGTTTTGTCTTATCCTTATGCTTTTGTGTGACTGCATGTGCAGGAGTTTTTCTCCTAGGAAATATATTATCCCAAGCTTCTTCAAATTGTTTTTGGTTAACTATTTGCGGTCGCCTCTTTGATCCTTTTGACAATTTTAATTCCTCTTCGCCCTAATTCATTACGACATTTTTGTTTTATTTTAGGTTTGCCATTATCACTATTAATATATTCAAATAGCTCTTCCTGTTTTATATTCTTTATCCAAAAATGTTGTGTTGTTATTTTTCCTGTTTTTCTATCCCTTATATCTTGGGATGGTTTAAATTTAGTTGGCATTACTTCACCTTTTTAATTTGACCTTTGTCATTCGCTAGCCAAGCTTCAAACTCTACGTCGTTATATTCACCTTTGAGAGATAGTAATGCTTTTAAATTACTCTTATCATCATCAAATAACCTAATTCTACTGTATTCACCTGTATCTAAAAATTGTTTAAATACTTGTGCTTTGGCTTCAGCACTAGATTTTAAACCCAGATTACCTGCTCGTATGATATGTGACTTATCAATATTTATTCCATGAGATCTAAATGTATCTAAGAATAATTTCTTATCATCCATATCTGCCCTTGCAGTTACTATTATTACTTTTGACCCTGATCTAACAGCATTCTTCAGAATCACTTTAAATTTAGCAATCATCTTTCCTATAGGAACTGCAGTCTTTTTAAATATTTCGGCAGATTTAAATTCACCGAAATCGTAAGATTCACCTCTTCCTAATTTGTAAGTATTAAAAGCTTTTGGTGGTAATATCTTTACCACTTTATTATTTTTTATTACTTGGACTCTTGCTTTTGTTTTAAACATAGTATCGTCAATATCAAAGATCGATAGACCTTTATTACCTTCCGTTAAATATGTTTTAAAATTTTGCATAATAGTGTATTATACCACATTATATGGTATTTGTAAACACTATTTATGATAAATATTTGCTTAGAAATATTTTTTGATAGCTTCGATTTTATCAGCTGCGTCTGCAATCTTTTGTACTTCTTTTTCGATTGTTTCCACAACATCTGAATGTTCGCCTATACCTGCTGCATTACTCTGATAAACTTCTATATTAGCTACTGCAACTGCAATTTCGCCTTCTAGTTTTTTCTTTAGTGCTTCAAGTAAAGGACCTGCGTATCCACCTGCCATATTTTATACCACAAAATCGTCACCCGGATTCCACGAGCAACCTGTTAATCCGCCTGCTTTAAGACCTTGTAATGTTCTTAAAACTTCGTCTGCATTTCTTCCCGTATCTAACGCATTTACAGATACGTGTTGTATTTTATCTTCAGGGTCAACAATGTATGTTGCTCTTAAAGAAACGAGTGCACCAAAATCTACAATACCTAATTCATGGGATAATTTTAATCCGCAATCTGCTAGTAAAGTATGTCTGATGTTTCCTAATGTGTCTGGTAATGAATCTTTCCAAGCCTTTTTACAAAACTCGTTGTCTCCACTAAATCCTACCACAGTAGCTTCACCTAATAATTTATCCATTGCAACAATCTCTGTTGGGCAAATAAAGGTAAAATCTTTTGGGTAGAAATAGAAAACTCTCCATCCAGTATAGTCAATACTATTTCTAGTAACTAACTCTTCTCCTTCCACTCCATTCATATGGAACGTAGGAAATATTTCATTTACTCCTATCATTTTTTCTCCTATTGTATTCTTCTATAGTTTCTATTAATTTTTTATCCCAGTTATCTCTATGTTCGACAAAGATCTGGGCACCTTCATCACCAGCAATAGCAACTACTAAATTAGTAATTGGCATGCCTGTTCGTTCTTCCCACATAATTGCATATGCAGAAGCTTGCATAAAATAGTTTGTACACCATTCTTTCTTTTTATATTTCTTGGATGTTTTCCAATCAATAATGCTAAGCTTACCATCCCAAACTCCTACACAATCTACGGTTCCAGCTAATCCTAAATGCTTAGAAAATAACCTTGCTTCAACTGCATGGATTTTAGTTAGGTTCTGATCTATAATAGGTTGTATATCTTTAAAGTTAGATAATGCAACCAGATTATCCTGATCAAATTCTTCTCCCACAATATATTTTTCTATCATATTGTGGACCTTTGTTCCTCGTGTAGCCGCTTGGGTTGATATACGATTAGCTTCTTCGTTGCCAACTCTTTTACGCCAAGCCATTATAGCTTCTTTATTTAAAATCGATAATACTGTAGTGACGGAATAATATTTATTACCATCAGCATCTGTGTAATACCTTCCAGACTTTTTAGTATGTTGTTCTAATCCGGAAAAATATTTTATTGGTTCGTAAGGTATACTCATGCTATCATCATACAATTAGACCAAGTTTCACCGTCGTGCATAAATGGCTTGCATGTTTCCCAACTATCATTTTGTTCTTCGCATAAATGCGATTTATCTTTGTCGTTATAACAAAGTCCAGGTAATATCTCTACTGTTGAACAGCTAATACTACCAACTATTATCAACAATAGGCTCAGCTTTTTCATAATCGAATCCTCTATTTGTAGCGCAAGGGTCTACGCCTTTCCCAACATATCTGAATCCTTTTTGAACTGTAGAAGGTGCTACGTTATCTAGATATCTATCTACGTACCAATCTCTATCTTTACAATAAGATTCAATCTCTTCATAAGTGCCATGGCAATATTCTTGGAAGTGTCCTTCTTTATTAAATACTACGGCATATTCTATATGGCTTATATCACTCATTTTGCATTTGCTAGTTTTTCACCACAGTGCGGACATTTAAGCGGTATATCTAATAACTCAGATATCTTTTGGTGCTTATCCCATTCTTCATCTATGTCTATACTATCAGGTACCTGATGGAACATTTCTGAAGGTAATGGAAATCCTACGTGGTTCATTTACTTTTTATATTACCTCTTAAGCGTGGTGGAAGACCAGATTTAATTTTATCTTGTACTTCTTTCCATCCATCGCCAGCTCTTTGTAATACGGTTTTACCACCATCATAATCTATTCCTGGTGCTGACAGTATTACTTGTTTTAAATGTGGATTATCTTTAAGGAATTGTTCCTTGTCAGCAATCTTCATCATGTGTTCTTCTATCTCGCCGGTTTCTTTATTTTCGAAATCGTAACTAGGCATTTGCTGCTTCCCAATGTTGACCTACCCAGTCTAATTTATTATAAGTTTTTTCATAAGCTTTAGGATTAAACCAAGATGGTTGTTTACGTTTAGTCCATACCATTGGCATATATGCTAATTTAGTATGGTAATAATTCTGATACGATTCTACTGGACAATCGGTTATACAATCTGGAAAAGCTTTCATTGCTAATGCAAAGTCTGTCATTTTACCACGTGGTATATTATGTGGTATTTTTTCCAAAGGTATTCTAAGGCGTGCATCTGTTCCATGAACTTTATCATACCTATATGTATATTCGTCGCATAAAGCAACAAAGTGTAAATAATGCCATCGATAGTTATGCATAGATTGTAATGTCCAGGTAGTGCATGGATGATACATGTGTACAGCTTTGTATAATATATCTTCTCTTTCGTCTTTGAATATCCATTTCTTAACCTGGGTTTTTCCAGACTTAGATGGTCCACGTGTTTCTTCAGCGTCCAACATTCTGTGTGCAGTAGATAGCATTTGCCCTGATTCGACAATCATCTTAACTATATGTTTGTCGCATTGCATTTGAGCTGCAATAACCGGATCTTTATCTAGTACAAATATATTCACGTGTTGTCGCCATCCCTATATTTAATATCTGATTTGTCAAATATTTTATCTGCTGGTCTATTCCAATCTCTAAACCATTTAGCATTATTATTTTCTGCTTCTCTGAATACTAGGTTAGTTATTGCAATAGGTATTACTATTGATAAATGAATCCATATAGAAGCTACTATGCTATAGTTTTCCCATCCAATCCATAACCATGCAATAATTCCAAAATAAGCACTCCACATAATAAAGAGTACCATTGTGAAATAAAATTGAATTGACGGATCGTGAATAAATCTTAGCGGGTTGTATCTGTTATCCATTACTAATCGCCATGAATTAATAACGAACATAATTAGTTTTTTGATATTTTTCATAATGTATATTATACCACAGTTTACGTAAAAAGTAAACCCTTAATTTTAACCATTTAATTGTATAATCTCATCAACCCAGTTTTCTGCAAGATCTTCTGCATACTGTTCTGAATGACCAAATACATTTCTTGTTTCTATTAACTTATCTTTTACGTATAATTCTACGAAGTATCCTTCATAGCCTTCAAATACCCTAGCGGTTCTTTCACCTCTTTGGTACGTGTGTTTTTCTGTGCTTGTTCTCATAACCATAATTGTGTGTGGGTTAGCCCTGTATTACCAGGGCTTCCCCTGATAATTAACCTCCTATTGTTTGTAATTCTCGTATCGACTGACTAAGTGCTAAAGCCCTTTTATGTGCCTTATAAGATAGTGAGTCTTTACCCTTCTTTTTCAATCGCCTTGTATAGCGAAATGCTTCTCTTTGATCTCTCTTGAGTTGCTCGAGTGTAATCATAATTAATCTCCATGATTGTTAAAATTACATAACGAAGAAGTTTATACCATAGGCTATTTCTCCTTTTTCTTAGTTGTTGTTTTCTTAGCTGCAGGCTTTTTATATGCCTTAGTAACTAAGCCCGGAAAAGCTTCATCTACTAAAGCTTTCGTAATCCCTTTTAGTTTTCTGTCTTTAACTTCAACTAAAAGTTCTGATTCGGATGGATGCATACTTTCTAATATGTCAATAAAGATCTTTTCTCTTCTTGCAGGATTTACTTGATTTGCAATTGGTCCTTTAAAAAAGTATTTAAATTGTTTATGAGTTTTAAATAAAGAAGATGGTGAATACCCTTCTGGAGCGTCGTCCTTTGTATATGGTGGGGCACCTTCTGGTAATACTGATACTACGTCAGCATCGAAGTTAATTCTAAGAATATCTCTTAAAGCTGGATGAGTATTCTTTCTTAGGATCTCAACCCTTTCCTGTTTTGTTTTTGCCTGTCGTACTAAGTCTAATACTTCAGGAACTAATTTTTTAGCCATTGTAAAATTCCTCTACACATTCAATCAATTGATTGCATCGTTTATTAATTAAGTAAGTCAATACCTTCATGCGTGCTGCTGGTTTTGTCTCGTTAAAAGTATTTATAATGTTTGTTTGGATAGGTTCTGGTATATAATCAAAATCAATAAGTGTTTGATTTCTTTGAAAATTACGATAAACCTCATCGCCCATTAATTCTCTTAAGTCATCTATATTATTTATCCATTCATCGACTCTAGTTTGTCTTAATTGGTTCTGATGTTGTTCTGTTATAAATGTATCATCTGGTGATAAAACATTCGGTATACCATCGCCAGAATCCCCACGCATAATATGATTCCATTTATATGTTCTTGGATTTTTATCTTGGACTAATTTCTTTTGTATCGGGCTAAATTGTTTTACATTATTAAATTTATGTAGTTGTATAAAATCTTTATCCGATGATATAATCATAACTGGTTCGTGCATACCAAACTCTTGGGTTTGCTGTGTCAGTGTAGCAATAATATCATCTGCTTCTGTTTTTTCTAAATGTAATACTTTCCATGGTAAGTTTTCTCTTATTTCTTCTCTTATTTCATTTAGTGATGTAAAGATACTATTCCAATCTAGGTCAGATGCCGATCTATTCTTTTTACGTGCTGCTTTATATTCTGGAAAGAAATCTTTTCTCCAAGTATTAAATCCATCACAGGCTAATACCATTTGCCCATATTCATCTCTATACTTTTTATTGTACATACGTAAAGAATTTAGAATCATATGCCTAATTAGATCTTTATCATCGATCTTTTGTACTATAATATTGCTCAGTGCAATTTGACTATAGTCAACTATTATCATAATAATCTCCTATCTTCATAAATGCATAAGGTATTACTACAATTGCAACAAAGAATAAACTAATAAATGTTATTAGCTCGCCTACGTTTTCAAATGGTGCCATCATTAATCTGCTCTCACTCCTTTACCCCAATCAATAACAACAGGGAAACGGGGAACTCCATCTGGTGTTAGGTCAAAATATCTACACGTGACCCATTGTGCTTGTTCTGGATTATTTAATAAGTTTTCTAATGTTTCAAAGTTACCTCTTACTCCACTTCTAAATGTTAAATCTCCATTTGTTAAAACAAAGTGCTTAGCATAACCTTTCCAGTTGCCATCACCTTCTAATACTTCTACTACTTCGAATTCTTCTGTAATAAATTCTTTTCTTTTTAGAAGATTCTTAGATCTTTTGTTTTCATATGCTGTATTATTTCTAACCATTTGTCCTTCATAACCAGCTTCAGTATAAGCAGAATATAAAGCATCTAATTGATCTTGTGTTTTAGCCTGTGTAGTTTCTACGGCTTTACATGAATCACCACCAATCATCATATGGACATAAGATATTCTTTCTTGGAAATTCCATTCTTTAAAACTAGGATCGTAAACATCATATACATGATATTGAACTAATTCTTCACATTCCATTCTTTCTTCTTCAGATGGTTTTACCTTTCTAACCAAAGAAGTAATTTTATTAAAGTCTGATTTAAGTTCATGGTTATATAGTTCACCGTCTAATATCATACCTGGTTGTTCTTTAAAGAAAGGTTTTAG